TGAGACACCTCTGAACACGTCGGCCTCTTGGAACACATACAGCTATTCAAGCCTAACACAAAGGATAATGATATGGCTTTTCCAAAATCAGGCGGATATGGTAACCTTCCCAACGGGAATTTTAGCTCCGTAATCTATTCTAAGAAAGTACAACTTGCATTCCGTAAGTCAACAGTCATTGGTGACGTAACCAACTCTGATTACTTCGGTGAGATTTCTGCACAAGGTGACACAGTACGTATCATCAAAGAGCCAGAGATTTCTGTAAGGGAGTACAAGCGTGGCACACAGGTTGCTGCACAAGACCTCGACGACGAGGACTTCTCTCTGGTCATCAATCAGGCTAACTACTTTGCCTTTAAGACTGACGACATTGAGACGGCTCACTCCCACGTTAACTTCATGGATTTGGCTACTAACCGTGCGGCTTACCGCTTGGCTGATAACCACGACCAAGAAGTCTTGGGTTACCTTTCTGGTTACGCTCAGACCTCTCAACATGAAAATGCTGATGTAATCAACACGACTGTAAACGGTACTAAGGCTATCCCATCTGCTGGCTCAGACGAACTCTTGGCTTCGATGAAGTTGACTAAAGGTTCGTTCGGTAACATCACAACTGCTTCTGCTGGTAATCACTCGATTCCTGTGGCTGCTCGTTTGCCTGGTGCTACTGCTCTGCCTACTGCTTACGCCTCTCCTGTTATGGTTATCAACCGTATGAGTCGTTTGCTGGATCAGCAGAATGTTGAAAAAGGTGGACGTTGGTTGGTCATCGACCCAGTCATGATGGAAGTACTGATGGACGAAGATTCTCGTTTCCTCAATGCTGACTTCGGTGACTCCGGTGCTCTTCGTAACGGTCTGGTTCTGAACAACTGGAATGGCTTCCGCGTCTATGTCTCTAACAACCTTCCTAGCGTTGGCACTGGTGCTGGTACCGTTGGTACTGCTAACCAGAACACTGACTACGGTGTGATCGTTGCTGGACATGACTCCGCTGTAGCTACTGCTGAGCAGATCAACAAGACTGAGACTTACCGTGACCCTGACAGCTTTGCTGACATTGTCCGTGGTATGCACCTCTATGGCCGTAAAATCCTGAAACCCGAGGCCCTTGTAACCAGTAAATACAACCTCGCGTAATAGAGAATTAGAAAAGGAAACTAAACTATGGCTACTGTAACAACTCTAGCGAAGGTTATTGGCGGTAAGGGTAATCCCTCCCGCAAGCCTTACTTGGTGGATATCGAGATTGATCTCGCTGCTGCCGCTACTGCCAAGGGTTCTGCCCTTGCTGCTTCTGACGTGATCCAAGCCATCTCGGTCTCTGGTGATACTGCTGTCCTCTTCGCAGGTACAGAAATCGTAACTGCCTCTGCTGGGGGTACTACTAGTACCTTCGACCTTGGCATTACTGGAGGCGATGTAGATGCTTTCGTTGACGGGGGTGCCATCACTGGTGCTGCTGCTGGCGCATACTCTGCAATGGCTAACACTGCTGTCCCTATCGTTCTTGGGGCTGAAGGCACTATTGACATGCTTCTCTTGGGCACGACTCCAGCTACGTCTGGTGTCATCCGTGTGTACGCACTGTTGATGGAAGTAAGCAATCTTGGTCCTCGTGGGACTGGTGAAGTAACCCGCGACACTCTCGCTTAAGAACTAAAGGACTGTCCCTGTTTAAACACGGGGGCAGTCTAACTTTTATAGCATCTTCTTACAGAAAGAGATAAACTATGTCAAGCTTTACAGACTACCTAGAAGACGCAGTGCTGAATTACGTCTTCCGAAACGTTGGTACACCTACCTCAACTGCTGTGCATCTAGCCCTATTTACTTCTACACCTTCTGACGCTGGAGGTGGCACTGAGGTATCTGGTAGCGGTTACGCGCGTCAAGCTACAGCCTTTGATGCTTCGTCTGGTGGGGCAATCACCAACACAAGCGCAGAGAGCTTCACAGCTACAGGAGGTGCCTTTGGTGATGTTGTTGCTATTGGTATTTTTGATGCAGCAACAGGTGGTAACATGATTGCCTGGGATGGTATTACTTCTGCTACTGTAGCTGATGGAGACACAATCACATTTCCCATTGGTAACATCGACATCTCACTGACCTAAGGTAAATAAAATGGCTAGAGGTATATACGGGACTGGTAGGTACGGTACAGACACGTACTACGTTGTCCTAACCTTTAACAGGATAGCATCTACTTCTAGTGGGTCCAGTGTACAGGCAAGAGCTGTAGTTCCCAAGGCCAGAACAGCATCTTTCCACAGTGGGTCTTCTGTTACCTCTTCCGCAGTAAGAACACAAAACAGAGCAGCCTCTGTTTCAAGCTTATCAACATTAACGTCTACTTATTCACTAAACTTAGCTAGAGCTATAGGTGTTGTAAGCACATCTAACCTTGAGGCTACAGGTGCACGAACTTTACGTAGAGATTCTAGTGTTTCCGGTGTTTCAGTTGTATCCACTTCACCGGTAATAACCTTTAGGAGAGTAATAACTGTTTCTAGTGGGTCTTCTGTTACCTCTTCCGCAGTAAGAACACAAAACAGAGCAGCCTCTGTTTCAAGCTTATCAACAGTTACAGTTAACTTCACTCTGAGCTCGACTAGAACAGCGAGTATTTTAAGTGAGTCTACTCTAACAGCTCTCAGAGTTCGGACCCTCCGTAGGATTTCGAGTATCTATAGTCCTTCTGGTGTATCTGCTTCTGCAGTACGTACTCTTAGGAGGAATGTAGATGTAGGCAGCGAGTCTACCCTCTCAGCTTCTGCAGTAAGAACACTAAACAGAGCAGCCTCTGTTGCTGGTTCGTCCAACGTTACAGCTCTATTCATTAGAGAGCTCCTTAAGGTTGTAGGTATCTCATGTACTTCCAACCTATCTGCATCTGCAATACGTACTTTACGTAGAGATGTTAGTACCTTTAGTTCTTCGACCGTAACTGTCTCTGGTGTGCGTACACTACGAAGAGAGATAGATATAAAAAGTATCTCGACAGTAGAAGGTCTTTATGTTACAATAAGTATGACAGGTAGAAACCCTAACACTGTTGTACTCGTCTCTGAAGAAAACAGAGCAGTGCTCATAGCCCAAGCCCCTAAGGAAAGAGACGCTAGTGTCTCCCAAGAGATTGGTAGAGATATAAATATAGCTACAAGAAGGAATGCAGCGTGAGTTTAAAGTGGAACCCTAAAGACCCAGATGCAAAACTTGACTACTCTATTGACTGGTCTCGTTTCCTAGGGAGTGAAACCATCTCCGCTGTGTCTTGGTTCATCGACGATGCTGAAGGTGTTAAGACAGCAGCATCCGCAGTAACTACAATAAACGGTCTGACCTTCGAAGGGGGTACCAACTCCAACACAGTGGCACTAGCTATCTTCTCAGGTGGAACAAACAACACAGCTTACACAGTTACCTGTGCTATTACTTTTGGTTCAGATCAGCTAGTAAGTGAACGGAAGATCAAACTTCCAATTAGGGAGCAATAATGTCCTACAACTATTTGGGGCTTGTAAACGATGTTCTTGGTCGTATTAACGAGACACCTCTCACTTCGTCTACTCTTGCATCAGCGTCTGGTATTTACTCTGTCGTTAAAGAAGGTGTGAACAACTCTATTAGGTCCATAAACCAGCAGACGTTTAACTGGCCTTTCAACTACATCGAAGAAGAAGACACACTCTCTGTAGGCTCTATGCGCTACCCTTACCCTAGTAACTCTAAGACTGTGGACTTTAACACGTTCCGTATCAAGAGGAGCAGCCTCTTTGGGAATACAACAGCCTACCTGAAGCAGATGGATTATGAAGAGTACCTTTCGAGATATATAGATGATGAGTACAATTCAGATAACACAAGTATCCGTAGTATTCCACGCTCAATTATACGCTCACCTAANCAAGAGTTTATTGTNCACCCGTCACCTGACCAAGCTTATGACTTAGTGTATGAACACTACATTCTACCGGTAGACCTTATACTCTACACTGATACTCCATCTCTACCTCAAGCCTTTCGTCACATTGTAACAGAGGGTGCTATGATCCCTGTGTTTAAGTTTCAATCTGATTACGAGAATGCTGATAGAGCACAAGCATCTTTTATAAACCTGGTAGAGAACATGAGAACTATCTACATCAACCGCTATGAAGATGTAAGAGACACACGAGTATTAAATAGACGAACAGTCACAGGGAACTACTAATGCCTATACGTTGGGAAACATTTCCTATCGAACTGACTGGAGGTCTTGTCTCTAACCTTTCGAGGTTACAGCAGGGCCTTAAGATGCCAGGGTCAGCAAGGGTTCTACAGAACTTTGAGCCATCTAATAAAGGTGGTTACCGTCGTATAAACGGGTTCACTAAGTATAGTACAAGTCCTGTCCCTCCCTACGGTGCTGTTAAGACCCAGGGGTCCGGTCAAACAGGTACTAGCCTATCTGTAGCTAACGTACACGAGACACCAGGGGTAGGAGATACTCTCACTGTTGCTGATGTCACAGGAACTTACACTGTCTCAGGTGTAACCTACAGCTCTACTGGTAAATCAGCTACACTGACTATCACTCCTGCTCTTGATTCTAGCCCTGCTGATCAAGCTGATGTTACCTTCACCTCCGGTCAGTCACGCATTGAAGGTCTAAGGTATTGTCCTAGCTGTGAGACTACCTACGCTTACCGAGGAGGCTCTATTTGGCACAGTGCTGGCACAGTGTGGTCTCTGGTGAGTGTACCGGCCTATGGTACAGTACTAACCCAGGGTGGCTCACAGACAGGCACAAGCCTTGTAGTGGACGGGGTTAGCCTAGATACCTATGTACCCCAAGCTGGGGACACATTCACTGTAGCGGGCGTAGAGAAGGTGTACACGATAACTTCAAACGCTACAGTATCTTCTGGTGTGTCTACACTAACTATCACCCCTGCTCTTGCCTCCAGCCCTGCTGATAACGTAGCTATTACTTTTCTATCGTCGTCACTACCAGG